CAGCTCAAATCACCAACACGGTTCACAGGACGCACAATGTGCGACTTGAACACATACGGGGTGACAACGAACGCAGCCTCGAACGGAGCAGTCACCCAGCTTGAGTTGACGCTGAACACAGTACCCTTCGTGCCATTGGCGCTGGTAAACGGCTGAACCAACGTGTACTTGCCACCAGCGTAGGTGTAGCGGGGCGGGAACAGATTCGGCACATGCCGGAAGTTCTTAATCACCCGATTCGCACCAATGCGCTTGAGCAACTCAGCGCCGCTGCCGCTGCCCATATCAGCCTGACGCAGATCCTCGCGGAACGCGGGGTTGTTCTGAGCGATGCGCTGCGAAGCCTCCAAGCCGATATAGAGCGGGAACACCGGACCGTCGCTGCTGTAGCTGATGAAGCCAGAGCTATCAGGATTGGTAGCACCGTTACGGATCAGGGTGGCAGCAGCCACATCAAGCATCTCCTGAGTCAGCTCGGAGGTGGACTGATTGAGCGCCTGACCAGCGGAACCGGTCTGAATCCAGGGCAGCTCATTCACGCCAGACGGAATCGTCTCAACCTGAGTGAAGGACGAGTCGGCCACAGCCTTGATGGCATACTTGGCGAACATGTTCTGGTAACGGGTTTCCCAAGAACGCTGAGCGCGGATGGAGAGCTTCTCCAAGTACACTCGCAAGAACGCCTCGACGCGATGGTCGAAGGTCAGATCGTCCTTACACAAGAGCGGACCTTTGAGGGCGAAACGCTCAGGACTCCAGGTAACGGCATTATAGCCGACCGGAACGTCATTGTAGGTGACATCGCAAGCGCCACCGTTATCGCCGGGATTGCCGCTGGCGAGCGTGATGGCCGACCACTCCTCAGCCGCAGTCGGCTCGATGGAGGTGGTGGTGAACGAGGTCTGGGTCAGACCAGTACCCTGAGGATACTCGCCGCGCTCAATCATGTTGAGCCACATCGAGCGGTACGAGGCGCGTTTATAAACGTCCTGAGCGAGCGACTCGGTAGCCACCGCAAAGGCGTTGAAGACATTAGGACAGGCCATGAGATTATGAAATTAAACCGACGTTATCTGCGTTATGGTTGGCCATCCATCCACCACACGGTGGCTGATTATCCAACCTGCTACATGCGGAGTGTCATTGCCGCTTAGACGGTTTTGCGATGGATGACCAATCCGCCGCCTTGCTTAGGGTCGATGCGCGCACTGACGCATAAGAATGTCTACTAAGTCAATCAGAATTAGTAATTGGCTGGAAGATCGTCCGTCAGCTCTGACTGCTCCGCCATGTACGAGCTGTATCCTTTGAGTAGGCCAAGTTTGTGAGGTTGGATGATATGCTCTCTGGCGATGAAGCCTCTGAATGTGTACGGGCCGGGAAAAGTGCCAGTCATCAGAACATAGAAATCAACAGCCTCAGTTTTCACACCCTTACGCGCATCGACCAGTAGCTTCCCATTGTCGTACTTGGTCGTTTTGACATCGATGCGGAATCCCGGCGGAGGCGGGATGACCGCGTCGTAGAGCGGATGCGGAGGCTCGCGGTCGGTATCAATGTCGGGATACACATTGAACAGGCGACAGAAAGCCAGCTCGCCAGCAATACCCTCAAGATCGACCGTATGCGGATCTTCCGCGCTGATCTTTAGATTCGTAACGTTGAAATAGCGGTTATTGCCATTTCGATTCTTGGCGACGTAATGGGCCAGCTTCTGCTCTGCTGTCGATAGAAATACTTTTTGACCTATTTTAATTTTATTTATCATGGTCAAAAAGGCGGAAAATTTTTGAGGGGGTATCGTAAACGAAGCCCACCCGCAAAAGGGGTGCCACCCTGCCAGTCAAAAAGTGTGCCAACCCCTAGGAAAAACAATCCTTTTCTATCATTAGCTAATCTAATCCAATCTATTAGACAGCTAATGCTGCACAAACACTGTTATATTTACTTCGTTTCGGATTCGCTCACGACTTGCACCTCCGCGATTCTGTCCGGCATCGAACCGAGAAGGTTGATTGAGACTGACGCTGCTTCGCCTTGCTCAGACCAGCCAAACACCAAAGCGGAACGCTTTGCGACGCTTCCTAGGATAGTCTCCCTCACGCTCTCGTCTTTTATCCCGTCCAACGAATAGCCTTCGATGCGTTCCAACGTGCTGGCGGCATCGGCCGCTAGCTTGTTTCGGACGAGAATTGAAAGCGCCTCGATTGAGTTTTCCGTTTTAAGAGATTTATTCTCTTTGCAAACGGTTTGCATTTGCTTCCTTAACTTCGTCAATCCCGTCCGGCTTGCTTTGGTTTGCACCGTTTCAACGCATAGCTTCAAATCGCTTGCAATCGTCGACAATTCTTCCCCGGCAAGATATCGGGCCGACACTGTTTCCCAGACTTCACTTGGTTTCGCCATGCATGACGGGTAGCCGTTTTCCGTTTCCCCGGCAATGCGCCGCTTGTGACGGCGCGAAAAATCCCCGTTTTCCTGAGGAATTCCGCATGTTTTCCCCTATCGAAAAAAAGTTTAGAAAACTTTGTTGACGCCGTTTTCCGGTTCGCCTAGCCTAGCGGCTCACGGTTGAATTTTAAATCGAACGCATGAAAACACTCCAGATTGAGAAAACCTCTTCGGGACAATTCCGATACCGCATCGTCCGATACTTCGAAGACTTGGCGAAGACTTGCGTCGTCGTCGTCGATTGGGAATTCGGCCCATTCAATCGGGAAGAAACGATTGAGCAAGCCAAAGAGCGGTTCTCTTTCGATGAAATCCAATCCCTTTGAATCCATGAAACGCATCACCTTGAAACGCATCGCCATCGCCGCCTTCATTATCTTTTCAATCCTTGCAATCGGCATCGCCGAATCCGTTCTCAATCTCACCCCCAATCACTAAATCCCATGAACGTTCACCTAACTCTCAAATCATCAAACGTCAAAACCGGCCCTATTCCGGTTTCAACGTCGGCCGCCGATACCTGCCCGGAAGCCTGCCCATTCAAGAAAGACGGTTGCTATGCTGACTCCGGACCGCTTGCGCTTCATTGGTCTAAAGTGACAAGCGGTCAACGCGGTTTTGATTGGTCCGCCTTCCTGTCCAAAGTCCGCTCTTTCCCAGCTGGTCAATTATGGCGGCATAATCAGGCGGGTGATTTACCGGGTGTTGGTGATTCAATTGACGCAACCGCACTAGATGAACTCGCAACCGCAAACACCGGCAAGCGCGGTTTTACTTACACCCATAAACCGTTGACACCCGACAATCTGTCCGCAATTCGGACCGCCAATGAGCGCGGTTTCGTTGTCAATCTGTCCGCCAATTCGGTGTCGCATGCTGACACCCTTGCCAAGACAGGCCTCCCGGTTGCGGCCGTTGTCCCTCAGGACAGCGCGGACCGTTTCACCACACCCGATGGAAACCGCGTAGTTATCTGTCCGGCCCAAAGGGTTGACGGGATATCCTGCAACACGTGCCGCCTATGCGCGAAAGGAAACCGTGGGTTCATTGTCGGTTTCAAGCCACACGGAACGGGTGCCAAACGGGTGCAACGCATCACAACGGCCGGAAATTGACGGTCCGCTTCAATCTATCCGAAAGGGTAGGTTGACGCGTCTCTTCAATCTCAATCTCAATCAATCAAAACTCAATCCATCAAATCCAATGATCAACCGATACCCCGGCCAATGCGTCCAATGCCACGAATACGTTCCCTCAGGCTTAGGCACCGTCTCAAAACGCAACCGCGCATGGCGCATAGACTGCAATGCATGCACCGGCCGCATGCCTGAGAATTCCGGCCTTGTGTGCGTCAAACTCTCCTCCGGTTGGACAGGCACGCGCAATGCGCGCGGCCGCTGCGAGGATGCGCCGTGTTGCGGGTGCTGCTCTTTCTAAGTCTCAAAACCCAACGAATAAAACACCATATGACACACTGGACATTTGAAACGATAGAATCGGCCGTCGACTTTTCGCGCTTATTTAATCAATGGGGCGCGCGCCGGAATAACGGGTCGACGATAGCCTTTCGCGATGGCAAGACCGTCACCCTGCGGCCGGAGTTTGACTCCAAGGAAACACGCCGCGAATTCCTTTATCTGAAAGGATTTTTCGAATGAAACTTGTCGAATTCCTACGCGCGCGCGCCTTTGAAGAGCCTTTCATCATGCATGCCGAAAAGTGGCAGTTCGTCACGATCAGACGCGCGGACGGGGCGGAGGACATTGGCGTCTACCGCTTCTCAACCGATCTTTGCTACGACTATTCCGACTTTCGCGCGCTCTTCAACCTAGCCTAAACCCAACGCATCCAATGACATCAATCCAACGCATAGAAACGGCCGTGGATAACCTGATCAACGGAAACCTTACGCACGCACGCAAGTCGGCACGCGGCCTCACATATTCCGACATATTCGACTGGCTGACAGGCCCTGTCGGCTGGCCAGAAAACCGTTCGCGCGCGTGTGCGGATTATCTGATCGGACGCATAGACTACCGCACCTATTGCAACGCAGACCGCTGACCCATCCTCCGCGCGCCATGCGAAAGCGTGACGCGAAAGGGTAGGCCAATCTATCCGCAGCAATTAATCCATCCCATGCGCTACAAAATCCAACTCTCAACCTCAACCGGCGGCTGGTCAGACCTTCGCGAATCCGCGAATGACGGCCAGACCTACGAAACCTGTTTATTTCCCACGCGCATGGCCGCTGTCGCTGCGCGCGAGGAGTTCTCGGAACTGTCCGAATTCCTCGAAACCATGCGAATCGTCCCCGCCGAAACCCCCGAAACCGAGAACATCTACGCCTAAAGCATCCATGAAAACCCATACCCCCGGCCCTTGGGAAATTCTGACGACCAACAGAAAAACCTACGTCGTTACGAATGCGTTATCGCAGCCATTCGTTGGTCAAGTTATCGCTGGGCCGACGACTTGTCCTGACTGGGAAGCCAATGCGCGCCTAATCGCCTACGCGCCTGAATTGCTGGCCGCGCTGGAAGCCGTGACGAAAGCCTATGTCGAACTGGTTCAGTCTGATTATCCGCCTTCGTGGAGTGCTGAGAAAGACAGTGAAGTCATTGCAGCACGAGCAGCCATCGCGAAAGCAAAAGGAAACGCATGAAAACCAAACAGCCAACCTATCGCGAACTTTACCTGCGCGCCTATGCGGCCCACGCACGCGAAGAGGGCAAATATCAGCGACTGCTTTTCCTCACGCGCAAGATTGCGAAAGCGATTCCTGTAGGCCACAAAGTATTGAAAGACTGGAAAGACTGGGAACAACAAATCAAAGAGAACGAATAAAATTATGCCAAGACATTACCTTAAAGATCCAAGCGACGGACCATGGAAGCGTACCCTGGGCTTATACACCGGTTGGGAAATCATGGATTCCAATGGCCATATCATTGTCCGAGTAATTGATAACACCCACGGCAAGCCAAACGCGATTCTGATTGCATCCGCCCCCGATCTTCTCTCCGCGCTGGAACGTCTCACGCATCCAATGGCCGACGACGAGGATCTGGACCATGCGCGCGAGGTAATCAGGAGAGCCAAAGGCCAGTGATTCAAACCGGGGGTGCGCGCATCCGCTCCACGCGCAAATCCAACGAATAAACCTCTATCACGCATCATATCATGCATCCATTGCTCTTATCCGCCCTCATTCAGGTCGAATCCAACGGAAACGACCATGCGAAAGGCCGTCACGGCGAACTTGGCGCGCTTCAGATTAAGTCGATCATGGTCCGCGACGTGAACCGCATCATGGGAACGCATTACGCGCACGACCAAGTCACGAATCGCGCCATCTCGATCTTCATCGCGGAAAGCTATTTCGCGCACTATGGCCAGCATCTCAGCGACGAAAGTCTCGCTCGGCTCTGGCAAGGTGGGCCAAAAGCCCTTAGAAGATCATCCACGCGCGCGTATGGAAAACGGGTCATGCGCGAACTGGAAATGCAACTCGCAGGTATAAACAAAACTCGACAGTAAAAACTCTATTTTCAACGGACGGTAAAACAGCACAAACCAATGAAACTAACCATTCAATCGAAGCAGAACGCTCAGACGATCATCGACTTGTTCAATGCCATCGTGACTGGCGAAACCGAGGAACATGGAGCCACGCCCATGAGCATCTATGATGACGACAAACACATATGCAGCATCGTCGCCGCGAACGGCTCTCAGATTCTGGAGCTGATCATCGAGCGCGAGGTTGGGGACAGGTTGTGTCCTGCGTTCGAAGGCAACCCTGATGATGAGAAACTGCCATGAGCCGCAACATCCCGCTCAGCGAGCTGATAACGACGCTCGAAAGTTTGTCGGACATGATGCAATCGCCCATGCTTATGGAAGCATCCTATCGACTCGACACTGTCAACAGCGCGCTATACTGCCTTGAACACGCGCTTTTCTACGTCCGCATGTATCGGTCAGCCGATAATACAGGCGATGGCGAGAAGCGACGCCAAGAACTCATCGACGACTCGGAAGCACTCATCAAAATCATCCGCGAGGGAGGACTCTACCCATGAGCCGCAATCTATTCGCCCCGCCCCGCTTCAAGGTTCAGATATCCGGCGCGATTGGCTGGAGCGACTTAAAGGAGCGGGTCGTTCGTTTCGAGACGGTCGAATTCCGCGCGCGCAAGGATGCCGAGGCGACGGCCAAGGAACTCAACCCTGGCGAGTACACGCAGGGCCGGATTCGCGTCGTCCCGGTCGAAGTACCGGAGGATTATGATGTTTATCCCACCGCAGAAAGGTCCAAACCATGAGCGACATCCGAGATGAACTGGCCGAAATCGATCCTGAACTGCTTCTCATGGATGGATTCGATGACTGCATCCTCGGCATCTGCGAGTCGTTCGGGGGCGTCCCGGTCGTCGCCTACGATTACGACAAGGTGCTGGCCAGCCTTCAGGCAAGCGGGATGACCTACGAGGAAGCGGTCGAGTACCATGAATTCAATCAGGCCGGAGCATACGTCGGCGAGCGGACTCCGGTGTTCATTCGCCGCGTAGAAAGTTAGATGTCCCGTCGGCCACCAATCCCACAGCCAAAACCATGTCATTTCATCGAATCGATTCTAGCGCGGTCATAGGCGAAACCGTCCGTAGAGCCGCAAAACACCTTCCGAACGCTCTACGGGGCGTTTCCGCTCCATTAAACAGCATTCTCGAATGTCGATTGAGCGGTGTTTCATCCTTATTCCGCCGACGCCGCGCCACCGCCGTTCAAGGCGGGGGAAGCAGCGAGCGACGAGCGGAATAGCATTCCCGTTTTTAAACGGGATGCTTACTTATTTTTAGATAAGCTAGAAGTGGCAAGGCTAAGTTTTCGAGAATCAGAATGAATGTTCTCAATGTATGGTTGACAAGAAGTGAATGGTGTTTTATGTCTTTCTTCGTATGAGTTACTTATCCAATGGTTCAACCCTAAGGGCAACCTTCCGCAACATGGAGCCGATGAGGCATCATCTCGACCCGTCACAGTCCGAGGTTATCAGCCATATCCGGCGGACTTTGGACTACAGCGAGGAGGCTGCGGAAAGGGCGTTCAACAGTATGCGGAATCCGAAGAGTGGTGTGCTGCTTTTCGACCGAGTTCATCGACTCTGGTATGGATGCGATTGGACGCCGGACGAAGAGGATGCGAAGAAGGATTTCTTCACCCAGCGGTTTTCCGAGATGAAACGTGAAGTCGCCGCGCTCCGCGAAGAGGTTCGCGAGTTCTCTGAAATGAAGAAAAAGATCTACAAGGAATTGGATTCCATTTGGGAGACGATAGAAACTGGCAAGAATGGCCAACAATCCGACTCAACGGACGAGGATCAAGCGGCTCGCGAGAGACAGCAAGACGCCGCGAAAATGCAGAAGATGTGGCAGGCTTGAACCATAAATTGAAACGCCATGAAAACCGAAAAACTCTTCAATTCGACCGACGAACACTTTCGCATGATGCCGCCTTCACGGCACAGTGCAGATCCAGCTAGTTCATCCGTGATTCAGAAGATCATGGATGCGCTGGACTGCGATATTGATGATGCGGTCAAAACTTTCGACCGACTGAGGAATTGGAGCCAAAACATTCTGGTTTTTGACAGGATTGCCTGCGTCTGGCATGGCCGAGATTGGCGTCCAGACGACGAGACGACCGAGGACGCATTGCGGCGTGAAGTTGCCGTTCTCATCGCCGAAGTTCGCCGATTGCGCCAGGAGATGAACAGCATTCACAAAGGCTTCAACAAGCCATTCCACCGGAACAAATCGAAAAATTTCTACGGAAAGATTTGACACCATTCCAGACAACTGCAACACTACGTCCGCAACAATGACCAATTTTCTGCAATCGGGAATAGTGCGCGAAGGAGAACTCGCGACGGGGTTTTTAATTGGATTTTTATCCCTGATTAAACACCCGATTGCAGTCGATTTTTGAATGAAAGTTTATACGGCCAAGGCCACAGCGGCGATGCTTCAAATCTGCACCGAG